TTAGCTTCGCAAGCACATTCAATTTTCACAGGAATTGAAAATGGATTAATAAAAGTAAAGGATTTGTAATGGTAAGACAAATTGCTATTGATGCTGATTCAATGGTTGACGTAGCATTAAGCAGAACAGGAACAGAAAAGGAAAACTTCCTAGAAGAAGCGTACCTAGAATTCTGTGGACAAATAAAAGATGTTCACAGAGGAGTTTTTAGAAGATATGGATGGAATAAAGGTGATTCAATCGACTTTAAAATTGCACTATCACCAAAACAATCATGGAGAAACAGATATGCGGAAACGTATAAAGCAAACAGAAAAGAAAGATCTCCAGAAAAAACAGAACTACTAAGACTTATTTGGTCAAGACTAAACAGTAAAGTAATAGCAGGAGACATTCCAGAAGCAGATGACTATGTAATGCACATGGCAAGACTAGGCTGGGATGTAGCAGCAATTGACAAAGATATAAAACTAGCATGCCCGACAGCGGTGTTCGACTACAAAAAGCATGAATGGAATGAACCTAACGACGAAAATACAATAGAAAGAAATATTGTAATGCAAGCGGTAAAAGGTGACCAGGTAGATGGAATAAAGGGAGCATACGGAAAAGGTGACAAATTTTGTGAAACAGAAGTATTACAAAGGAGAAGTTTACCTTATCTAGAATATGTATCGTGGTTCGAATCAGAGAAAGATGCAATAGATTCAATGAGACTAGTAAGAATGGATCAATGGACACCAGATAAAGGACTACGATTGTGGGAACCTAGCATGTGGAAACTATAAAAGGAACATAAATGGAAAGACACGGGATTGTTCCAGTATTAGTTGCAGGTAAAAGTGGTACAGGTAAATCTTCATCAGTTGGTATAATTAGAGACGAGGAAACAGGTGACGTAATATCGATGGGGCTACCACCAAGCAGAACAATGATTATCAACACGGAAGATCAACCTCTACCAATTGAAAACTTTAACGAGTTTACAAATATATATGCAACAACATGGAAAATGATAAAAATGGTACTAACGGGTCTAATAGATTCGAGGAAACCAAGAACAGCGGAAGAAGAAGCGGAACTAGACAAGAGATACAAAGAGAACCCAAACTTGACAGACCCAAGAAAAATTGAATATGTAGTATTTGACTCGTTTACATCAGCAACAGAGATTATAGATATGTATTGCTCAAAGGTATACAATGGATACGATAGATGGAATCAATACAATTCACACATTAGAGAACTTCTAATGATGTTAAAGCAGTTACCAATGCAATCTTTTATAATGGGGATACCAGAAACAAAAGCAGCAGAAGGAATTGACGATCCGAAAGAATACATAAAAGTAAGAGGTAAGGAATTAAAATATGGTTTTGTAGAAAAGGAATTCGTAGTAGTATTATTTACAAACCCACAGTTCAATGAGGATGGAGAAACAACAAGTGTACTATTCAAATTCAAATCAAACAAATTTGATACGGCAAAAGCACCTCCAAGAATGTTCAAGAAAGGGCTAAAAAACGACTTGTTCGAAGTAGCACAATCGATAAAAAGATTCTATGGACTACCAGAGGATACAAGATAATGTGTATGAATGCGAGTTTGGTACGTGAAGCAAAGCCAAGGTTTCAAGCCGCAATAATGGTAGCGTTTAACAACTGCCCAATAAAAACAAAAGCATTCGTAGCGGAATTAAAAACACTAGGTATAGATATGTCAGATGATACAACATTGTATAACATGATGTCAAATAATCATATAACGACACAACTGATAGAACTAAGTAAACTAAGAATGTTACATGAAATAAGTAAAGCGATAATGAGAATATTAGATCATCAACACGAAGGTGATATTGATAAAATGAAGGATATAACGCTTGCAACAATGAATCATAACAAAGATTTTGCAAATGATTTCGTAAAGGAGTTAAGTGAATATGATTTCAGCGTAACAAATAAGAAACATATAGGTGGATTACTGAATAATCCAGTAGAGATGCATTTACTAGTAAACTACTCAGTATTGGGTATACTAAGAAAGCTAATAAGATTTAAAAAAGAACTAAATAAAAAGGAAAATTAACAATGGCAAATGGAAACTTAACAGAAAGAGAAAAAATCGCACAAAGACTTGAAGAAGCATATGCAAAAGCAGAAGCTAAGATGAAAGAGTATAATGAGAAACTTGTAACAAAAGAAGCGGAAGCGAGAGCGAAAGTAGAAAAGAAAAAAGAAGACATTGCAAAAACAAGAGAAAGACTAGAAAAGCAAGAGGAACAGCTACTAGACCTAGAAGAGTTGAGCAGAAAACTAACAGCAGAACTGGACGATCTACAACCACAAGAAGTAGATACAGAAGAGATTGCATACGACGTACCAGACTTCAACGCATAATAAAAAAAATAAAAAAAATAAAACAAAAAAGGAATATAACAAATGGCATTTCAATTTAAACTAGACACAGAAGCAGCAACACAGAATGGATCGGGTAACGGAAAACTAAAAAGCGGAGTACATGATGTAATCATCAAGGGTATCTTCTTGGGAGCAACAAACGGAGGGAATAATACAATTGACATTGTACTTGAAACAAAACAAGGGCAGAAAGCAGTAATCTTCGGTATGTGTATCGACGAAATGTGGAAAAGCGGATCAAAAAATGTTAAATATGCAGCATGGCAAGAACTTGCGCTTATCTCGGGAATTAAAGAAGGTAAACTTGCAAAACAGGCAAGAAAAATGAACGGAAAAGATGAAATGCACGATGCATTCATTGAAGCAACAGGAAAAGAAGTAAAAATGGCTATCCAAGAACATTTTGATGCGTATAACAATGAAGTAAAAGACTCATATGTACTTGTACAAACTTTTGGGAAAGAAGGTCATACAGTATCAGAAAAAATGCAGAATAAACCAGCAACAAGAATCGAAGGTTTTGAAGTAACACCATGGTATACACCAGCATATAAAGCAGCTGAAGAAGCTGGTACACTGAAAAAAAGTTCAGGAACAGCAGAAAAAAAAGAAGGAGGAGCACAAGCTGATGAAACTGTAGCACAAGAAACAAGTAAAAACGCAACAGAAGATGCTCCACTATTCTAGGAAGGTAGACGATGGGCGATAAACTAAAAATATCGAAAGAAGACAAGCAACTATACTTAGACGAAATCGAAAGACTAAAGGAAGCAAAAGCGCTTCCGGATATGGCAAAAAAGCTAATGGAAACAGAAGAGTGGAAAGAAGTAATCGAAAAAGTATATATGGATGATTTCTCTGTAGACTTAACAAGAAACTATGAAAACATGGACGAAGATGCAAAGGCAATATTCGATGAAGAGTATAAGGTAAGAAGCAGATTCTACAATACAGTTAAGTCATGGTCAGAACAAGGAAATATGGCAGATCAGCAGATCGCTAGATACAATCAGCTTTTGTCAGAAACAGAAGTTGAATAAAATACTCCTTCGGGAGTATTGGACTTATTTATTTTTTTAATTGGAGTACAAAATGAAACAAACATATATTCTAAAACAAATTGACAAACTAAATCAGTCCAACATGGATGGTCAAAAGTACACGGAAGAAGCGAATAAACTAATAAAGCAGATAACAATTTGGGATCATCCAGACTACTTGGAAATGTTTGGAGATAAAAAAAAGAATAAAGTAAAAGAAGAAGCAGGAGTATATGAAGAAGAGGAAATATTTAATGGAAGGAAATCATCAGCATACTCAAAAGAGAATTGGGAGAGATTAAAAAAAGGACTACCAGTAAAACTTCCACAGATATTCCTACCAAAAAGACTAGATTCGAGAAACTCAATAACAGTGTATGGAAGAAAGATATACATAGTAAAAAAGAATGAAAACATGACTCCAGTAAAATTATTCGCGGCATACGATGCAAAAACAGGAATACTATTATGTGCTTCATGGAAAAGAGATAAGATAGAAGGGTTTCTAATAGAAAACCTACTAGATAAAATAGAATACTTAGAATCAGAGGAGTAAAATAAATGCCAGAACTAAGCCAAGAAGAAGAGAATAGACTACTAGAAATTAGAAGAAAATATAGAATTGACCCAGAAAGATTCAGGCAAGGTTATGTTTTCGCAACACTAGTAGAAGAAGGTGAAACAAGAGTAGATGCTTATATGATAGCTTTTGGGGTAAATAGAATAAAGGCAACACAAAATGCAACAAGGTTATATGGCTCAGGATGGATACAATGCATACTTGGAGAGATTGAATTAGATCAATCAGCAAGAGCAAAGGAAGATATAGAAACAATTAGAGAAGAAATGCGAGCAATTCTTATAAGCCCAGAATCGGAGCATAAAGACAAAGTAGCAGCGGCAAAAGTTCTAGAGGGGATATCAAAAAAGAAAGAAAAAAAAGAAGAACTATCGGGTGGAGAAGAAACACTAGCTGCACAGATAATAAACAATCTGAAGAAAATAACATCGGGGACACAAATGATTGGATACGAGGGAAAAGTAATAGATGTCCCAATACTGGAGTAAGGAATGGACATAGTAAACTTAACACCAGATAAAAATTATATATCGCCAGACTTCACGAAACCATACCAGCCAAAGCAAGCAAGTATAGAGCATTTCTCATGGGTAAATACAGTGTTTGAGCCTTATCCAACAGAAACACCAAAGATGCACTACCAAATAATAGATCATATAGCATCAGCACCAAAGAAAATAGAAGAAGACACATTAACAATAAGAGCGAACATAGTAGTACACAGAGAAGGTGCTAAAACAACAGTAGCAACGCAACAAACAGTAATGAAAGCAGCTATGACAGGAGAATTTATAAACATAGGAGAAGTTACAAACATAGTAATTTTCTCAGAAACAAAATCTATGGCAATGGATATCTTAGCAGACATATATAATATGTGGGAGTCATCAGAAGCACTGTATACAACTGTACCATTAGCAAAAAAAAGAAACGGAAAATATAAAGGAAACACTCTAGATCATTATTGTTTCGTAGCAGCAAACGGAAACCATGTGCACATACAAGCAAAAGGTGCAGGTGAAGGAATGAGGGGTACAAAAAAAGATGGAGAGAGACCGCAAGTAATAATATTAGATGATATACTTGGAGAGGATCAACTTACGTCAAAACAACAAAGAAAAAAAACAATAAAGTGGTTTTACTCGGTAGTAGTTCCAGCGACATCATCAAAAAAAAACATGATACTATCGGTAGGTACACCAATGACAGAAGATGATCTAATCACAAGTATGTTATATTCAGAGGCATACCATTCTATGTTTTTACCAATATGTCAAAACTGGAATGAAGAAGGAATTGATTTAATACCCAACTGGAGAGGACTACATCCAGCAGGAAAGATATATAACGACTTCAAAGAAGCAAAAGAAATGGATGCAGAGAATGAATTCTACAGAGAAAAACTACTACAATTTAGGAATGAAAATATGAGAATTTTTAAAGATGAATATTTTCCGGAGTATAGCTATAATGAACTAAAACATAGATTGTACGAAATGAACATTTATACATCAATGGACTTAGCAGTATCTCAAAAGCAACACAACGATTACACAGTAGTAATAACAGTAGCGGTTGATAAAGAAGATAATTGGTACATTATAGATATAGGAAGTGGGAAACTAAACCCAAGACAAACAATCAATGAACTTTTCAGACAAGTAGAAAGATTCAGACCGATGATGATGAAGGCAGAAAAAGCAGCA